GAGTAGAAGTTGTAAAATTAAATCCTAATAATTACGCTGAAGATATTAATGGTAATCCAGTAGATATTGAAAGTGGAAGTGCAGGAGATGTAATGATTGCTTTTCCAAGAAGAGGATTAAGAATTACTAAAAGCGACGATAATAAAGTTACTGTTAGTTTTACAAATGATATTGCTAATACAGATTTTACTTATTACGCACATACGCATAATAAAGATTTAGATACATTTTATACTGGTGCTTATGATGGCTATATTGATAGTGATGGTAAATTACGTAGTTTAAGTAATAAAACCCCTACGGCTTCTAAAACTATTAGTGAGTTTCGTGCGGCAGCCCAACTAAATGGCGATGGTTATGAGTAGTTTGCTTACTATCAATTAGTTTATTTATAGGCCATGTATGTTATAAAATATAAATCTTTGAATGGACAAACTGCTCTCGGATATGGTTATACTAATAGTTCTAATTCTGCTCCTATTATTACTGGAACAATGAATAATCAAGGATTGGATTATGGTGGAACGGATACTGAAGGTATGAAATTTGCGGGAATTGAAAATTTTTGGGGTAATATTTCTAAATGGTGTGATGGCATTGTTACTGATGCTTCTAGAAATTATTTAACTACTACTGGAGCTTTTGATGATTCTGGCACTAATTATGAATTTACCAATGCTTCTGGACTCACTAGTAATACTTATGGATATTATACCAATTGTTTAGGTACTAGTGAAGGCGGATTTGTTATAACGGCTAAAGGAGGTAGTGGTACAACTTACTTCTCTGATTATGCGGGTTGCAATTCGTCTCGCGTCGCGCGCTTCGGTGGTTATTGGGCTAACGGGCTGGCTTCTGGTCCTTTCTTTCTGCGTTTGAACGATTCCGCGTCGAGTGCGAGTGCGAATGTCGGTGGCCGCATCCAAAAATTATAAAAAATTTAAAGAATAGTAAAATTCTTTGAATATATGGGTTACTTATACGATAAAATATTTATTCCACGATACGAATTGCAATTCGTCTCACGTCACGAACTTCAGTAGTAATTGGAATAACAGGCTGAATACTGGTCCTTTCTATCTGAATTTGAACAATTCCACGTCGAATGCGAATGCGAATATCGGTGGCCACTGTTTTGTTATTGACTTTATTTATAACTCTCTTTGAGAGTTTTATATATTTGCAGTATTTTATCAAGTATATAAACCTTGCCTCTTGGCAAAATTCTTCCGATGATTGGGTGTTAGTAATTTATTTTATAATGAACGCTCTCGTAATCAAAAATAAAAATAAGGGTAGAGTCTTATTTAGGTTCTACCCTAATAACATATAAAGGAGGTCATTGTTTATGACCATTGAAGAATTATATGAAATTATTAAAGAACAATAGAAGAGAATAGAAATTCTTGAAAAGGAGCTTCTATATTTAAGAAAGTGGTCAGATGACAATGACTACTGGTTAAGAGAAATGATTGATGCTTTAACTGAGAGCGTCGATAAATTGTGTGGTATTGATCACACTGGTGAATATTGATTAATTGATTTATCTCCTTTCTCATATTATTTAGAAAATAAATAAGTGAGAAAGGAGATTTTTTTATTTACTCTCCTTCATGAGTTGATTTTACTGAAAAAAAATGATATAATTGTAATAAAAAGAATAATGACAAAGGAGCTTAAATAATGAAATTTTATTTGCCTGATTTCGATACTTTATTGCACTTAAATTTATCTTTGTTACAGTTACATCATTTTCATCCAGAGTATTTCCACGAAGGAATTGAATTTGGTGGTATCTATGGAACTTTTCCAGGAGCAATTTGGAATGGAGGTCGCTTACTGTGTGGTTCGACTTCTTCTACTCGCATGAAAGAAACAATTGCTTTACTCAATGATGCTGATATTCCTTTACGATATACTTATACTAATCCTCTCTTAGAAGAAAAGCATTTGTATGATACTTATTGTAATCTAACAATGGAATTAGCTAATAATGGAATGAATGAAGTAATTATCAACTCTCCCATATTAGAAGAGTATCTAAGAAAAAATTATCCAGATTTCAAATATATTTTATCTACAACAAGATGTGAAAGAGATTTAGGTAAAATCAATGAAGCTACTGAACAATATGATTTAGTAGTTATTGATTATAGAGATAACTATAATTTTGATTTCCTAGATGGCATTAAACATAAAGATAAAATTGAATTACTTATAAATGCTTATTGTCATCCTAATTGTAAATTACGACAAAAGCATTATGAAACTATTGCCAAGCATCAACTTAATTTTGAAATGATGAATCCAGAAACTGATGGAGAGCTTGCGGGCGGTTGCCCCACTTACCGCAGAGGCTTCTATGATATTTTAGAATTCCCTTCTGTTATTAAGGTTGATGATTTATATGGTAAATATACTGACATGGGCTTTTCTCATTTTAAGATTGAAGGCCGCACTATGCCAATCGCGCAAGTTATGGAAAGTTATATTTATTATTTAGTCAAACCTGAATATCAAAATCAAGTTCGTCTAACTTTATTAAGTCAATGCATCAAAGGGTAAAGTTTTATTTTTCTTACTTTTTGTAAAAATATGAAAAAGGAGGAAACAATATGGCCTTATCATGGAATAGTGGTACTTGGTATTCTATTTGGGAATATGCTCCTAATGGTACAACTAAACCTTGGCAAAGAACAGGTCCTGGTACTGGATACAGTACCATTTAGCGTTATTCTGGTTCTACTGGTGACTGGGTTTGGGCAACTGCTGTTGAAGGTAGCAACCCCGAATGGATCGGATATTGGCAAAACGGCAGCTTCGGTTATTCTGCGACTTGGTCTGGTACATGGAACTATTTCGACTGGGTTAAGAACGTAACTGAAGGTGCTGGATGGACAGGTACTGCTTGGGCTTATTATTACTATCCAAGTTCTGGTTCTACTACTTACACTAGACAAACATATTCTAGTAGATCATCTCCTAGTTTTACACTAAGAGCATCTCCTGGTTCTAATACTATTACTTCTAATAGTTCAACAATTACTTTAACTGTTAATTATAATAATGGAAGTGCCAATGTCACTTAGAGCGGTACAAAATATACTAGTACTACTTATACTTTCTCTGGATGGGATGAAAGAACAAGCACTTACACTCCAAGCTCTTTAACCTCTGGTACTACCGATTATGCAGCAAGTGCAAGTCGTTCTACTACTGCTGATGTATATTATTATGCTGATTATACTGCGGGTACCGCAACTACTAAGTATACAAATAATACTAAATCTTTAGGTACTCCAACTAAAGCGAGTACAACAACAACATATACGGTTACATTTAATCCTAATAGTGGTACAGTCTCTCCAACAACTAAGACAGCAACTCGAACTACCACATATCCTTTTTCTAGTTGGACTCCTAGTAATACAAGTATTACAATAAATTCAAGTAATGTAGCAACTTTTACCGCAACTGGTACAGTTACTGCAAATTACACTACAAGTAACGGTACTGTTGGAACAGTTACATTACCCACACCATCTAGAACAAATTATACTTTTAATGGATGGTTAGCTCCAAATGGTACAACTTATGCTGCTGGTGCTTCATATCGTCCATCGTCCACAAGTGAGACTCTAGTTGCACAATGGACATTAAATCAAATTACTTTAACTCTTGCTAATAGCGAAAATTGGACTGGTACATATGCTCCTACTGGTGGCGGTACATTAACTCCAGGAGCAAACATTACTCTGAATCAGCCCTTAAAATCTGGTTGGCATTTTGTAAGCTGGACCAATGCTTCTGGCACAGTTTTATCTTATAATGCGTCTTATCCAACGACTGCTCCTACTTCAAGTACAACATATACTGCTAATGTTGCGAGAAATACTTACAAAGTAAGATATGACTCAAATGGCGGTAGCGGTACTATGGCTGAGTCTAACCATACATATGGAGTTGCTTCTAATCTAAGAACAAATACATTTACAAAGAATGGTGCTACATTTGTAGGTTGGGCAACTAGTTCAACTGCAACTTCTGCCGATTATACAGATGGCGCAAGTATTTCTACTTTAAACTCCACTAATGGCGGTATTACTATTCTATACGCTGTATGGCGTGCAGCAACCAATATGTTCATTTATACTAATAATAAATGGACTCCTGCCTTAAAGTATGTTTATACTTCTAACGCTCCTGTTGTCACTCCAAAAGCAGAATTTGATACAACTTGGGCGAATACAAGAATGACATTCTCTTATTCGAATGGTAGTTGGACATCACAACATAATACTTTTACAGTCTCTAATATTGGTAATGCTTCTGGCTCTGTTACTGTTGAAGCTTTGGTTAATGATGGAGATTATCCAGGTGTTATTTGTGTCATTAAAAATTCTAGTAATCAGACAGTAACTTCTGCTGTTACAATCGCGGCTGGTGCAAGTCAGACATTTACTTTCCAAATCTCTGGTACTCCAACTGCTGAATATACTAATGAAAATATTGGTTATGCTTTTGTTGAAGATGGCGTAGATTATATGTCTTATATCCCTGCGTATATCAATGTCGATTTACCTGAACCAGAGCCTGAGACACCAACATATACTAATGGTTATACAGTTGCTTCTGTTAGTGGCTCTACATATACTTTTGTTGATAATGGTTCTGGATATTATGAAAGTAATAATAAAGGCGTAGATGAATCTTACGCTTTAGCTCGTACAACTGTTACAACAGATGGCACCAAGTATGTAGTTGTTGAATATAAATGTGATAGTGAAGTTTATTTCGATTATGGTTCAATCTCTGCTATTGATACCACTTTTACTGCTTCTGCTAATCCAGAGATGAATACAGTAATTTCTCAACCGGATACTGGAGATGGATTTGCTCGTTCTATTAAGAAAGTAAATTTCGGTAAATTAACTGCAGGAACACATACTTTTGATGTAAAATTTATTAAAGACGTTTCAGGCGCGGTTGGTGCAGATAGTATGATATTCAAAGTTACATTTGTAGATTCTGTTCCATCTGTTCTAAATTCTAGTTGCACTTATTCTTCTGTTAGTGGCGCTTCTTATGGCTTTACTTATTCTAGTGGCTGGTATTACTCTAATAACCGTGGAATTGCAAGTAGTGCCGCTGTAGGTAAATTAACCATTGCCGCAAATGGAGTAGATCATATTTATATTGATGCTTGGCAATCTTCTCAATCTAGTGTTGACTTTGGTTTACTTTCTGTTAGTGGAGGAACTTTATCTACTTCAAATACAATCGACACTTCTAACGTTCTAGCAAGTTATCAAAATATTAGTGATACTTTAACAACTGTTGATTTAGGCGTTTTAAGTGCAGGTACTTATACTTATTATATAAAATATCGTAAAGACGCTTCTGGAAATTATTTTGATGATTGTATCCAGTTTAGAGTTCGTACTGAAACTGCTGCAATTCAAAGTCCTGGTTATAGATATGATTCAGTAACCGTTGAACCGGTAAGTGGCTCTACATATACTTTTGTATTAAATAGTGATGGATATTATGAAAGTAATAACCAGGGTGTTAATAGTTCTTACGCTTTGGCTAAAGTAACTGTTATTTCTCGTTATAGTAGATATATTGTTTTAGATTGTATTAACTATGCTGAAGCTGGCTTTGATTATGGAATATTATCAACTAGTGGAAGTACTTTATCAGCATCTAATACTGTAGATACTACTAATGTTCAGCAAAGTTTTGCAACAATCAATCGAGAAAGTGTTTATCGTGTCAGTTATGGTAAAAAATACGGAAAAATGACTTTCTATGCTAAATTTAGAAAAGATGGTTCAGAGAATGATAATAATGATAGCTTACAATTCAAAGTTAATTTCTTATCTAGTCTACCAGCCGTTTTAAACTCTTCTTATTCATTTGCTTCCGCTGGTGGCACTTATCAATTTATATATAATCCATTCAATTATGGTGCATATAGTTGGTATGTTCCAAATAATATGTATTAGGATGGTACTGCTGCAGTATCTGTAATTACAATTAGCGCAAATGGACTTGATAATGTCTATATTGATTATTATCAAAGCTCTGAATATAATTACGATTATGCATTAATTGGTACTGCTAATGGTGCAGCATTATCAACAACTAACACAGTAGATTCTAGTGGAGTTGCCCTAAATTTAAGAGGCATAAATGGTTCTGGTACACTTGATTTGGGCGTTTTATCAGCAGGTACTCATACAGTTTATGTCAAGTATCTAAAAGATGGCAGCGTATATAATGGTGAAGATACTTGTGGTATCCATGTGCGTTTTGGCGGTTCTGATATCACACCTTGGGTTGGAATACAATCTTACTACTATCTCCAGGATGTTAGTGGAGCAAGCTATAACTTTGAAAGCTCTGGCGATTCTTCTTGGCCTTATTGGTCTAATAATAGATTTGTATCAAATAGTGCAGCTCTTACTAGAGTATATTATCGATGCAATGGCTTCGATCATATGTATTTAGATGTTTATTGCTTTGGCGAATCTACATATGATTTTGGTCTAATAGGTACAGTAGACGGAGCTAACTTCTCTACAACAAATGCTACTGACTCTACTAATGTTTTATTGAGTACTAGTGGTAGCCCATATACTGTTTTCACAGCAGATCTTGGTGTTTTACCTGCTGGTTTTCATAGTGTATGTGTAAAATATAAAAAGGATGGTTCTGTTGATGACGGCACCGACTGTTTATACATCAATCCTCGTATTAATGGTTCTGCTCCAGATGCACCTGCAGCAGGCTAATCTATAATTTTTATGGGAACTTTCTTCGGGAAGTTCCCATTTTTTTTTATTTCCTTTTATTTTAAAAAAAAAAAATGATATAATATATACATAAGAAATAAAAAGAAAAAAGGAAAGGAAATAATCCAAATGTCTGAGATGCAAAAAGATCTTGTCCTATCCATTAACGAATATGCCTACGTCCTCGATGAAACCAAGGGCCATGTCGTATGTTGGGTCGGACCTTCCAAGACCAGTCTTTCCAATTCCGATAAGCTGGTTCGCTTCGATACCAGAAGCAAGAGCTTCGTAAAGTGCGGCTATAATGAAGTCGTAAATCTCTTTGCTACCGCTCCTGAGAACTGGTATATTATCCTAAAGAATCCCGTTGAGAATAACCGTCATCCTATCCCCGGCGCAAACAACCTGCCCGAGAATGTTCATATCGGCCGCAAGGTCAATCTGCGCGGTCCTGTTTCCTTCGCCCTGTATCCCGGCCAGATGGCTAAGGTTGTCAAGGGTCACGCCCTACGCTCCAACCAGTATCTTCTGGCTCGTGTCTATGAAGCCGATGAAGCTTCCAAGAGCGCCGGCGAAATGAGAGATACCGAAGGTAATGTAATCGAGAATACCAAGAATACCTATGTCAACGGCCAGATTCTGGTCATCAAGGGTACTGAGGTTTCCTTCTATATTCCTCCCACCGGTATTGAAGTCATCGCAATCAACAACGACGACCGCAAGGGTTATGTGCGCGAGGCTGTTACCTTGGAGCGCCTGGAGTACTGCATTCTGAAGGACGAGGATGGCAACAAGCGCTATGTCCATGGTCCCGAAGTGGTGTTCCCTGAGCCTACTGAAACTTTCGTAACCAGCCCCAAGGGCGGTTTCATTTTCCGTGCCGTTGAGCTTTCCAAAATTTCCGGTATCTATGTCAAGGTCATCGCTGAGTACAAGGATACTGACAAGGAAGGCAATGAAGTTGTTCATCCCGTTGGTGAGGAACTGTTCATCACTGGTAACGACCAGATGATCTATTACCCTCGCCCCGAGCACGCTATTATCTCCTATGATAATAAGATGATGCATCACGCAATCGCAATTCCTGAGGGTGAAGGCCGCTATATCATGGACCGCATGACCGGCGTCATCAAGACCGTCAAGGGTCCCGCTATGTATCTGCCCGACCCCAGAACCGAAGTTGTTGTCAAGCGTAAGCTGACTGAGAACCAGTGTAAACTGTGGTATCCCGGCAACCAGGCTGTTCTGAACTACAACATCGGTCTGAATGAAAAGTATGTTGAGAAGTCCCTGGCTACTGCCGATCTGGACACTTTGACTGCTTTCTCCTGCGTTACCTCTGCCTCCGCTTCTCTGGCTAACCTGGAAGCCAAGGCTAATATTTCCCGTGGCACTTCCTACACCAAGCCCAGAACTATCACTCTGGATAACAAGCTGGACGGCGTTGTTTCCATTGACGTCTGGACTGGCTATGCTGTGAATATCATTTCCAAGAGCGGCCAGAGAAAGGTAGTCTGCGGCCCCCAGACCGTTCTGCTTGACTACGATCAGGATTTGGAGCGTCTGGAACTGAGCACCGGTCGTCCTAAGACTACCGATAAGCTGTTGCGCACCGTCTATCTGCGCCACGAAAACAATAAGGTTTCTGACCTTATCAATGTGGAGACCGCAGACTTTGTCCGTGCTACCATCAAGGTCAGCTACTGCGTTGATTTTGATAAGGACTACATGGACAAGTGGTTCGCTATTGACAATTATGTCAAGTATATGTGCGACCGTGTGCGCTCTCTGCTGAAGCGTGCGGCTAAGGAGTACACCATTTACGACTTCTATCAGAATTACTCTGATATTGTTCGTAATGTGACTCTTGGCCTGCCCATGGGCAACGAGACCTGTTCTGCCGATGTCGCTGATAACAAGCATCGTGGTCATCGCTTCTTCCCCGAGAATGGTATGTTCATCCATGATGTGGAAGTCCTGAGTCTGGATGTTCAGCCCGATATCGAGGAAATGATCCTGGATAAGCAGACTGATATGATCCGCCAGACTTTGGAACTGGCTGACGCACAGCGTGAGGCTGAAATCGCCGAAGCTCTGAGCGTTGCTGAGCAGAAGAAGCAGGAATTGCGTACTCAGGAGCTTATCAATAAGATGGCTCTTCAGAAGCAGGAAGCTGAAACTAAGCTGGCTATCCAGGCTGAAATCAACCGTAAGCAGGAAGCAGAAGACCTGGCTAAGAAGCAGGCTGAAAATGACCTCCAGCCTCTGGTTGACGCTCTTGCTGCTGCGGAAATCGCTCGTAAGAACGCCGCACATGCAGCTCAGATCGAGCGCACCAATGCCGAGAACAAGGCACTGCAGGAGCATCAGAGAGCTATGGCTGACATTGAGGCCGACAAGCAGAAGGCATACGCCAAGACCGTCAAGGAAATCGTTGAATCCATCTCTCCCGATCTGATCGCAGCTCTGGAGATGAGCGGTAAGTGCGATCTGATGAGTGTCATGGCTGAGCATATGTCTCCCTACGCTCTGGCTCAGGGTGATAGCGTTGTCGATGCTACTCAGAAGTTGCTGAATGGTCTGCCTTTCGATGTAAAGCAGATTATGAATGGCATGATTTCTAAGGGCTAATCCGATTTTACAAGGGGTGGAGTAATCCACCCTTTTTTTGATTTTTATAAAAAAATATGATATAATATATTTGTAAAGATAAGAAAGGAATGGTAAGTATGAGACCACCTAGAAGTGTAAAGGTTTATCTCCATGAAGTAAAACCAGGAGATGAATATAATGGTTATGTGAGTGGTAGCACCCACTGTCTCACTTCCATTACAGTTTCTCCCGAGGGTATTCCTCTTCAATGGGGCGATACTCCCATTGAGCGTCATGTTGATTATTTTGAAAGAGATTTGACATGGGAAGAAGAAGCTGAATGGTATCGGAATCAGGTAGATATGACCAATTCCACAAATCAGCTCAACCTGCTTGGTATTCATACCGATTTATCCAGCATTGGCGATGCCTCCCACGAAATGTGGAATGGCTGGGTCAAGTGCGACTGGTGCGAGCAGTTGGTTGAACTGGTCGATGAAGATTTCTTTATCGTCGGTGTTGCCGAGGCTCCTTATGGATGCTGGGCCATTGATGATGCTATTGCTATCGTAGCAGAATATCGAGATACTGGCGACCATTTCTGGTGTCATGCCGGACGGCACTGGGTTGAAGATATGAGAGAAGACTCCAAGAGCGTCTATGAAAGTTTGATGAAAGGAAGTTGCTAAATGAAGATTTGGGTTGATGACCTGCGACCCGCCCCGGACGGGTATCTCTGGCTCAATAGCGTCAATGAAGTTATTGAGACCATCAAGCTAACTGAATATATTTGCAAGGGATTCAATCAGCCTTCCACTATTGAAGTCATCGACCTGGATCATGATGCTGGTGACTACGCCCATGACGGTGGAGATTATATCAAAATCCTTGACTGGATGGAAGCCACCGACCGCAACTACCCCATCCGTATTCATACCGCAAATCCAGTTGGTCGTCAGAATATGATGACTATTGCTGAAAAGAATAATTGGGAGGTTTTAAAGTGATAACATATTTTACAATATATACAATCGCCACAACAGCCTTTCAAATTTTTCTCGCTATGATTTGCGAATTTCAGTTTACTTGGAGTTGGATAAATCCTTATGTGATTTATGAGAATGTCCGAGTCAATCGCTTTGGTTGCTTGGTATTGACAATTCTCGCCCATTTGGTAGTTGGTCCTATTTTTGCGGCTTTCTATTGGTTCTATAAGCTGTGTACTGTAGGTCGAGACAAAGAGGATGAAAGGAAGGAAAACCGCATATGCTAAAGAAAGATTGGGATCATATCGGAGATAAAATCGGTTATGTTTGCGACTTGACCGAAGAATTACTCGCAAGAGAAATCACCAATAACTGCATCCATAAAGATCTGACCGATGTAAGTTGGGAAGAACTATGTGATGCCGCAATCGAATTACTCGAAGAAATAAAGGTGGAGTGGTAATGTGGCCTTTTAAGAAAAAGCATACTTATTTCATCGTCTGGAGCTACGGTCAATATCAAGATGAAGTGGGTCTGAGATACACAGACTATATAAAAGCTCCCGATATTGTCTCAGCTTGGGCGAAGCTGAAGCGACAACATGCCTTCCCTATCTATTTATTAGATATTGAAAAGGTGGAATAAAAATGTACCAAGTGCTACTCGGCGCCGCAGGTTTGGCGCTACTAATCTTTATCGTATTTTGGGGACCACCTAGTCCCCCAACACCACCAGCGAGGTTTGCGTAAATGAAAGAAATGATTGAAAAAGCCAGATATTCTCTAACAAAAAATATCCTCGAACTAACAATTCCTGAACTTTTGGAGGACGATGAAAAAATCATTGATCTCAAGGAGTTCGAATATTGTCCGTCTGACATACTCGATATGCTACAAGAGTTGGGGTGGGAGTATGAATTACTGGATGAGAATGGCTGGGAACAGGATACCGAATATCTGCTAACCCATGATATGTATAAAAAGCAACTTCTTCTGTGTTACTCCGGTTTTTACTGGACTATGCACTTACAAGTAAAAGACTAAAAGAAAGGAGGGCTAGGCTTGACTGTAGTTAGCCCCAAAGAGCTACACGATGCTCTCGTGATGAAGAGGGTACGAGATCATTACGAAGAAGCCTTACAGTATTTTCCTGAATACCAGATTGTAGGCTGCTTCTTACAGGGTAGTCAAAACTATGGACTGGATTATGAAGGTTCTGACGTTGACACTAAATTGATTATCGTACCAAAATTCGCAGATATTTGCTTGAACCGCAAGCCAATATCTACTACTCATGTTCGTGAAAACAACGAGCATACTGACTGGAAGGACATTCGTCTGTATATGGAAACTTTCCGGAAGCAGAATTTGAACTTCCTTGAAATCCTTTTTACTCCTTACTACATCATCAACCCTATGTATCGGGATGAATGGATGCGCTTAGTGGAGCATCGAGAGGAAATCGCCCGCATGAACCCCTTCCGTGCGGTCAAATCTATGAAGGGCATCGCCCATGAAAAGTATGCGGCAATGGAAAAGCCTTACCCCTCCAAACTGGAAATCATTGAAAAGTATGGCTACGATGGTAAGCAGAACTCTCACTTGGAGAGAGTTGATGACTACCTTGAGCGATACATCGCCGGTGAGAGCTATGAAGATTGCTTGAAGCCAACTCCAGCAAGAGTTCCTCATATCATGGATTACAAAATGTTGGATGTAATCCCTCTGGAAATTGCTCGCGAAGAAGCTAAGGTTACTCTTGCTCATATGGATAAGATGGCCGAGGATTTCTGTGCTCGCACACCAGAAGTAGAAGATGAAAGCATGAGACAACTGCTTGAATCTGTAAGCTATGGTATCATGGAAACCGCAGTAAAATACGAACTCGGTTTCCTTGAACCAGAACTTACCTATGACAGTGAAACCTTAGGAGGATTTAAGGCATGAGTTATTGTCCCCTATGTTGCAGTCAGCATGGTTATGTGCCAGTCTGTAAGGGTAATGAATGTGAACTAACTGATGAAGCTGGCGAGTGCCTTATCAAACAGGCACTTGCCTGCTATGTCCAAGATAAACGAGAAGCGCGTGCCGCACGAGAAGCATTAGAAAAAACTACCTATGCGGATATTTTTGATGCGTTCTTTATGCCAAAAGGAGCAAAACAAGAACCCACGAGCGCACAGAAACTAAAGGAAATGCGATCAGATGATCCTATTCCTCCACGATACATTTAAGGGAGCCATCAAGGCTCCCTTTTTTGATTTTTATAAAAAAATATGTTATAATATATATAAAGAAATGAAAATATGGACAAAGAATAATAATTGAACCCCGACTTTTTTCAATTATTATAGAAGGAGTTGATTATTTGGGAAGAAAACCAAGAGATTTTTCTATTGAAACAATAGGATAGCTACAACCATTATATATAGATGAAACAAAACCTCGGGGAAAAGGTCATAATATTTATTGGATTTGTCGCTGTTCTTGCGGTAATTTGACTAGTGTTAATAGCTGCAATCTAAATAGTGGAATAAAATCTGGACAAAATATGAGTTGTGGAAAATGTCATGCTCAAAGAAATGATTTAACGGGAAATGTTTATGGAAAACTTACCGTTAAAGGTCCAGATAATAATTATATTAGCACAGAAGAAAATGGATGGAAAAGTAAGTGGATTTGTGAATGTGAATGCGGTAATATAGTATCTATATTCGGCTCAAATCTAACAAGATTACATACAACAAGTTGTGGATGTGCTAATCGTTCTATTGGCGAAGAAAATATTGAATTATTATTAAGAGAAAATAATATTAACTATGCTAAAGAATATAGCTTCTCAGATTTAAGAAATAAAAAAAGACTACGATTTGATTTTGCTATTTTTGATAGTAATAATGTCTTGTCTCATTTAATAGAATTTGATGGACGTCAACATAGTAACGATTATACTCCATGGGACAATTCCGAAACTTTAGAAGAAAGATAGTATCGTGATAAGTTAAAAAATGAATACTGTAAAAATCATAATATTAAACTTATTCGTATTCCTTATGAAAAACGAGATACTTTAACTTTACAAGATTTAGGAGTGTAATATATGATAAAAAATTTTATAATTACAGGAGACTGTCACGGTGGCATGGGAGTAGTCAATCGGGCAGGTAATATAAATCGGAATATGCCCAATTTTACTCCCACTGAAACTGCAATCATTATTTTAGGCGATAGTGGTCTAAATTTTTGGTTAAATAAAACTGATAAAAAATATAAGAAACTGTCCTGCGTATATGGCTATACCTTCTACTGCGTTCGGGGTAATCATGAAGAGCGGCCTGAAAACTTGGGTTATAAAGTAGAATATGATCCCAATGTGGATGGCGCAGTCTATGTAGATAAAGACTTCCCCAATATTCGGTATTTTGTTGATGGTAATGTCTACACTCTCAACAATCATAAGTGCTTGGTTGTTGGCGGTGCTTATTCTGTTGACAAGTGGTATCGGTTGAAGCGGGTTGAAGGTACAAAGGAACATCCTGGCTGGTTCCCCGATGAACAGCTTACTGAAGCTGAAATGCGGGCGATTATGAACAATACTACCGGAAAAGAGTTTGACTTTGTATTCTCTCACACTTGTCCTATCTCTTGGGAGCCTCGGGACTTGTTTATCGGCGGCATTGACCAGTCTATGGTCGATAAGACCATGGAAGTCTGGATGGATAAGTTGAAGGATAACTTCACTTGGAAATGCTGGTGCTTTGGTCATTATCATGCCGACCGGATTGAACGGCCTTGCGTAGAACAGTTCTATAACGACTATGAGGACTTGGAGAACATCTGGAATCGGTGGTACGACAAAGAAACTTACTGTCTTGAGTGGTGGCTGCCCAAGAGTCCTTATATGGAATGGTGGGACTTAGAAAATGAAGCTAAAAGTAAAGAAGCTAACGATTAAGTCCATGGGAATTTCTGTGCTCCTGGCTACAATGCTAACTGTCTGCATTGCATTTTTATCTCTTATGGGATATGGTGTATTGTGGGGCATATTGGTTGCGGTCTTGTATCCGGTCGCTGAAGCAGGACGCAAGTTCTATCAAGAGAACAAATGCCGTCATATGACTGAGTTTGTTGAAAAGCTCATGGAAAAGACTATCGAAGAAGAACCAATATCTTCAATCAATGAAGACCCTTATTGGTAAGATAAAGACCCTGTGGCATCCATAGGGTCTTTATTGATTTTTATAAAAAAATATGATATAATATTTATGTAAGATAAGGGAGGGAAAAGAAATGAAAAAAATAAATCCTTATGAAGTAAGTAGAATGTTCAGAAAACTGAAATACGATCATCCTTACTTTCATACAATGGCAAAATCGTTTTTCATCATCATGGCGGTACTAATTGCCTTTTTAATTTTCCTTCTGCCGCAGGCATTATGCGTTTGGCTGAATGCTCCGGATTGCATTTTCCTGTATCTACTGGTAATTCCCTTCCTTTTGGGTTATGCCCATTTCGCAATTGATTGTTTAGACTACTAAGAAAAGGAGTTTGATACTATGGCTATTCCCGGAATTTATCCTCAGTTCCAGCATTGGTGTAAGAACACCGTCTGGATGTATTCCGATCCTCACTTCGGTGATAAGGATCTCGCCAAGAGCATCAAGAAGCGTCCTTCTGACGCCGAACATATCGCCAAGATCAATTCCAAGGTTGGTAGAAAGGATACTTTGATTCTCCTGGGTGATGTAGGCGATATTGAATGCGTGCGCCAGCTCCGTGGTTATAAGGTTCTAGTCATGGGCAATCATGATGTGGGCCGCACTAACTATGAGCGTAAGATCGTCGAAGAAATCTACGATCAGGACGAGTGGACTCAGGACGAGGTTGTTGTCGATATGACTAAGAAGTATCCCGGTTGGAAGATCTGGGTTACTGAGCAGTGGGAGTTCCATGCTCCTTTCCAGAGATGGGTGGCTCATGCCGATAACTGCCTCTTTGACGAGGTCTATGAGGGCGCTCTGATTATCGGTGAGAAGATTATTCTGACCCACGAACCCGTTGATATTCCCTGGCTGTGGAACTTCCACGGTCATGACCATGCTGGCGCTTTCCGTGCCAACCATACCAATGTTTGTTCCGATGCTTGCGGCTATGAGCCTCTGCATCTGAACTCCTTCCTCAACAAGTTCGGCATTTCTTCCAAAATCACTTCCATTCACCGCATGGCTATTGATGGCGCCATTGAGCGTAAGGCAAAGCGCGGTGGTAAGAAGATTGCGGCAGCCAGGTCAGCCGACCGCTGAACCGGAGTTCCGCAATTCTTTGGACGAAACATTATAATTTCTATTTCGTCAAACTTATATATAGTAGAGAAAAAATACTATGACGAAATGAGGTAAATGTTATGGGAAGAAAAATTGATTTAACTGGAAAGGTTTTTGGAAAATTAACCGTTATAAAAGAACATTCTGAGCGCACTCCACAAGGTTCTGTTCAGTGGATATGTAAATGTGAATGCGGAAAATCTACCATCGTATCGGGAGACAATCTTCGTCGCAACCATACTTTAAGTTGTGGTTGTCTGCAAAAAGAATCTGCCCAAAAGCGAGTAATAGATTTAACGGGGCAACGATTTGGTAAATTGGTAGTCACAGGCAAGGCTCCAAATCCTACAGGAGGAAAAAATAGACATTCTTTTTGGTATTGTGATTGTGATTGTGGGAATAGTTCTTTAATTAAAGATGGAGAAAATATTAAGCGAGGTTTAACCATTTCCTGTGGATGTATTGGTACCTCTAAAGGTGAATATCAAATCCAAGAATTGCTAGAATATTATAATATTGAATTTGAAAAAGAAAAAACCTTTGATACTTGTATATTTCCCGATACACAAGCCAAAGCACGATTTGATTTTTATTTACCGACCTATAATATAGTAATTGAATTTGATGGTTATCAACACTTCTATTTTACAGGATATGAATGGAATACAGAAGAAAATTATCTTAAAACCATTGAAAAAGATAATTTTAAGACTAAATGGTGTAAGGATAATGGGATTAATTTAATTAGAATACCCTATACTCACTTATCTACACTTAAAATAGATGATTTATTAGAAAATAGTCGTTTTATGTTATAAAGGAGAATTAATTATGGCAGTTCATGATGATCTCGGAAATAGAATGAAAACTTATTACGAGGCGGTGCCTAAACATCGCCTCGTAAGACGGATGCCTGTGGCAATTCGTATAGATGGAAAAGCATTTCATACTTTTACCAGAGGATTTCAAAAACCTTTTGATGAGGTATTAGGAAATGCTATGGTAAGAACTATGGAATATTTAGCGAAAAATATTCAAGGATGTGTTTTTGCTTATCAGCAGTCCGATGAAATCACTCTCCTGCTGATTGACTACCAGAAACTCACCAGCTCCGCCTGGTTTGATTATGAAATTCAGAAGATGTGTTCCATCTCTGCTTCTATGGCAACCATGGCTTTCAATAAATATTTCCAGGAGGAAGTTCAGAAGCACATCGACAGCACTGAACCAATCTTCATTACTGATGAAGAGATCAAGCTGATTGATACTTATTCTCGAGCCGCTGAAAAAGGTGCAATGTTTGACTCCCGATGCTTCAACATTCCCAAGGAAGAAGCCTGTAACTTGGTCTATTGGCGCCAGTTGGACGCCACCCGCAACTCCATTCAGATGGTCGGTCAGGCAAATTATTCTCATGCTGTCCTGCAGGGTATGTGCTGCCAGAACATCAAGACCATGCTGGAAGTGGATAAAGGAATTATCTGGGGTAATTACCCCACTCGCTGGAAGCGTGGCACCGCATGGAGACGCGACATCGGCGTTGACTATGAAATGCCCATTCTCAAAGGCGAGGACCGCAAGTATGTTGACGACGTGATTTATGTGGGTGAGTGATTATGAAAAGACTAATCACTCTCCTACTGGCGCTCTGTCTACTATTGACTCTATGCGGTTGTGAACTACGGACCGCAAATGTAGTAAATACAACTGCTGAAGCGGTTGATGCTATCGTATATGACTGCTCCATCGATAATTGGGGTTATCGTTATGTATGGGTAGCATATGGCCCTTGTAAAACTCGATGGATTGACGAATGGGGCGTACACGAACAATACAAAGATAATTTAGGTAGCACTATTCGTTGTTACCTAATTACTCACGAATATGATGATGGTAGTGTGAAATACTCCCTCGTCTATAATGAAACATTACATAAAGGTATTCCCGAAGGTGAACCTATTCACCCCGAAGACTATACATTTCCAGAAGGAGTAGATGAGTAAATGAAAAAGATTTTCGCTTTTATCCTCGCGCTATGTATGATTTTCAGTCTGGTTGCTTGCGGCGGCGAGCCTGAGATCGAAATTGAGCCGACTGAAACAGAAGCTATCGCATATGCGGTTACTGAACCTGTAGTAGAAGAGACTTTACCTCCCATAACAGAAGCTCCGACAGAAGAAACAGTTGGATTTGTTCCCTCTCCCGAGGCGACAATTCCCGATGAAGAGACTTTCCCTCCTGAGGATCAGGAAGAGGTAATTGACCCTATTGTATATGTCACTAAATCTGGAGAAAAATACCATACTGAATCTTGCCGTTGGGGAGATATCCCCATGCTTTTATCTGAAACAATCGCCGCAGGATATGACTCTTGTGATAAATGTTTCTAAGGAGGAAATGAAATGAAAACTCGCAATCTGATTTTTGCAATTCTGTGGGCACTGCTCGCAATTCTGATGGCTGTATGTGCAGTCGCCCAGTGGACGCGCGCAGAATACTGGGCCGTAGTAATCGCTGCGATGGCTTTTGGCTGTGATTCTTATAATGCCTGGACTCAGCTTGGCTATTGGTTGGAAGCTCGTAAAGCGCTAAAGCGAACCAAGACAGAAATTTTCGCTGAATATGATAAAACTATGGCTGAATGGGAGCGTGGCTTCCAGGATGTCACTGAATAAATAAAAGAGGTAAAAGATATGAAAAAGATTTTCGCATTTATCCTGGCCCTGTGTATGGTATTCTCTCTGGTTGCCTGCGGCGGTGATGAAACGATCACCGTAACTGAAACCATGACTGCTCCGCCTACTACTGAGTATGTTGAGGTTGTAGAAACTACTCTGCCGCTCGAAACAACCAATGAGTTCATTCCTTCTCCCGAAGCACCGATTCTGGACTTTGACATTACCGGTTTTGATATCGTTGAAGACTATGAAGGCAATCCTGCTCTGGTCGTATATCTAATTTGGACTAACACCACTGAAGAGACCACCATGTTCGCTACTACTTATGGCGTCAGTGCTTTCCAGGATGGTATTGGTCTAGATCCTGCAATTTTGATTTTAGATGATGACATTGCAAAGCAGTATGATCATGCTATGACTGAGATTCGTCCTGGTGCTACCATTGAAGTTATGACTTCCTTCGCTTTGCGAAGCGATAATCCTATTGTTGAAGTTGAAGTTGCTCCCTGGATTTCTTTTGATGGTAAGCCTTTGATGCTTCTCACCATTGACACTTCCGCAAAAGGCTAAGTCCCGATAAAATATAAGCCCTTCCCATTCGGAAGGGCTTATTTGATTTTTATAAAAAAATATGATATAATATATATAGAAAATGAGAAAGTAAGGGAGGAGCATAATAATGGAAGAAAATGTAATTATTATGGAAGATGAGGCCCAGGAAGCTCTCAATGATTTCGAGGCTACTGTTGCCGATGTGGTAGTCCTCGATGGTGTAAAAGCCTATCTGAAGTCTATCGGTAATCACCCCCGTTTGAATTTTGACCAGGAGAAAGAATTGAGCGTAAAGGCGCTCAAGGGCGACCAGGACGCAATCAATGAACTGGTAAGCTGTAATCTACTTCTGGTTGTTCCCATCGCAAAGAGATATTATGGTTGCGGTCTGCCCCTGCTTGATCTCATCCAGGAGGGCAATCTCGGTCTGATAAAGGCCGCTCAGAAGTATGATGGTACTAAGGGTTGGAGATTCTCTACCTATGCTACCTACTGGATTCGCCAGTCTATTTCTCGTGCGCTCGGTGACCAGTCTCGCACCATTCGCATTCCCGCAAATATGGTTGAGCTTCTGGGCAAAATCCGCAAGGCAACCAATGAACTACTTCTGAAAAATCATCGTCAGCCGACCGATGAAGAAATCGCCAAGTATCTGAATGAAGATTTGGAAAAGGTTCAGACCATTCTGGACATTTCTCAGGCAGTATCTTCTCTGGATGTGGCCGTTGATGAAGACGGTGAAACCAGTGTTGGTGACCTGGTAGCAGACCATAATGCTGAAAGTGGCTACGGCAACCTTGTCAAGGAAGCTAACAGCCAGATTGTCCGTGCGGTTCTGGATACTCTTCCCACTCGTGAAGGTGAGATTATGAAGATGCGTTTCGGCATTGACCACGAGAAGGCAATGACCCTAGAAGAAGTTGGTAAGGTCTACGGCATTACCAAGGAACGTATTCGTCAGATCGAAAATAAGGCAATTCGCAAGTTGCGGCATCCCGCTCGTGCGAGAATGCTGAGGGAGGCTATGGCATAATGGAATGGTGGGCAATAATTCCGTGGATTTTTATCGGCCTAGTTTTGATGGCCGCCTGCGCAGGATAAGGAGATAACATGAAAAGATATACTATTTGTTGGCTGATAATTTTGATTATCGTACTCTGTATTGGCACTTTGGCTGCTTGTTCTGCCACTCAAGTTGTTGATGGCGCAGAGGTTGAAGTTATTGATAATCGTTTTGCCATAATTGAGGAAATTGAATATGGCAATTATGTCGTGTATGATATCAATACCAGAGTTGTACTCTATATTGAAACTGCTGGACATGGTGGTTATCTAACCCCTTACCAGATTTATAAGGACGGCGCAATTTATGGTGCCATATATGAAAACGGTCAAATTGTCGCAAAGCCTTATGCAATGGGCATTACCGAGGAAATGATTGGTAATTATTTCAATAAGATTTTTGGATAATAAATGGCTCCTTCGGGAGCCATTTTTCTTTTATCTGCTCCGGCCGCTGACACTGAGACAACCGACACCCCAAATCTAAAAGCGATTTAGAAATTTTCTAACCAAAAACCTTCTTTTTGATTTTTATAAAAAAATATGATATAATATATATACAAAGGTAAGAAAAGAAAGGAATTGATAAAAAATGAAATTTTTCATGGACTTTGAAGCAACCCGTTTCTCTAACCGCATTATCAGCATTGGTTGTGTAGCCGAAAATGGTAGCACATTCTCAACTCTGGTTCATCCCGGTAAGAAAAAGGTTGATAAGTTTATCACCGAGCTGACTGGCATTACCAATGAAATGCTGGAAAATGCTCCCAGCGCCGATCAGGCATTTCTGGATTTTTACGATTTCGTCGTTTCTAACTTTGATGAAGAGCCTCCCGAGTATTATGTTTATGGCAACTGCGACAGCTCTTTCCTCCACGCGACTGCTCGCAAAATGACCATCCCCAAGGCTATCATCTTTGCACAGGCACTCGCCGGTAATTTGATCGACTATGCTTCTACTGTGAAACAGTTCTTCGTTGCCAAGAATGATCTGGCTCTGCGGAAAGTCTATATGCTGGTCCAGGATGAAAAGGATCTGGTCCAGAAGCACGATGCTCTGGAAGACGCTCGGATGCTCTGCACCGTTGTTGAGCATCTTTATGAGAAGTGTAAGCCGGAGGATAAGGAAACTATCCTGTCCATGCCCTCTCAGCCCAAGCCCTTCCCTCGCGGAAGCAAGGTTCATCCCCTATTCATTCAGTGGGAGCGTGAAAAGAAGTGGGCGGCAACCACCGGCGCAAATAAGGATAACTGGGTAGTCAAGGCTATCGATAAGGACAATGGTGCAACCCTGTATTTCCCTGACTGGAACATCGCTGCTCTGTGGATTGTCAAGTATATCGCTCGCAATATCTCCCCCAAGAAGGAAGAGCAGATGAAGAAGGTTATCAGCGCAATCCAGTCTGCTCCTCAGACCGGTAAGTGCCGATATAACTGCTATTGGGAATATAATCCCGAGGGCGCAATCACAATGGTTGCCAAGAGTGAAAGTGGTGAAAAGTAATGAAAACCATAACTGTGGGCGAGCTAATCGCCAAGCTTCAGGAGCATCCGCCTCATGTGCCGGTGTTCGTCTATGATATCGACAAAGAACGAGACCTCGCTATTGAGGTTGTGGAACTTGCGGGACCCCATCTTGAACCCGACGAGTGCGGGATCATTTCCGATATGTCCCCGTATTACTGTAAGGGTTATTCCCGCATTGAAGAGCATTGGGGCAGAGAGGGCAAACAGCCTATCATTTGCCTCCGTGAAAAAACATACAGAGAACAGAAGAAAGGAGAGTAATGTATGTCTTACTGTGGATACATCACCAATCTAATGAATGTGCGTGAGCACGGCAACGCAGATAATCTGGTTCTAGCAACCTGCTTTGAGAACACCGTCTGTGTTGCAAAGGATAAGTATTTTGAAGGACAGCTGGGTGTTTACTTCCCCGTAGACGGTCAGTTGTCTATGGAGTTCTGTGAAAAGAACGGCTTGCTGGCAGTCTATGATGAGTTCGGCAAGAATATCTCCGGCGGATACCTAGACCCCGCCAAGCGCAATGTGCGCGCAATCAAGCTTCGCGGTGAGCAGTCCGATGGTCTGTTCCTGCCTATCGAGTGTCTGGCTTACACCGGCGCTAAGCTGGATGAACTGACTCCTGGCACTCCTATCACCGTGCTAAACGGTCATGAAATCTGTCAGAAATATATCCCTCGTGGCAAGAATAAGGGTAATGGTGTGAAGCGTCACGCTGGCCAGAAGCTAAAGCGTAAGAATATGGCACCTACTTTCTTCGAACACAAGGATACTGAGCAGTTGGTTTACCATCTGAGCGAATTCAAGCCCGGTGACTACATCGAAATCACCCGTAAGCTACATGGCACTTCTGGCCGTACTGCATTTGTCCAGTCTTTTGATGGACATTCTTATACTACCAATAACATTTTCCACAAGTTCTTGGGTAAGATTCTGCCTGCGGCAAAGGCTCAGAAGTTTGCGGAAAAGCACTGCACTCCTGTGTTTGATTACGACATCGTAACCGGCACTCGTCGTACTATCCTGGATAGCTTCGATGGTGGTTTCTACGGCTCTAATGAGTTCCGTAAGCAGTACCATGACTTCTTCAAGGGTAAGCTGTGGAAGGGTGAAACTATCTACTACGAAATCGTTGGCTTTACTCATGATGGTACTCCTATCATGAGCACCTGCTCCAATGAGAAGTTGAAGGATAAGGCTTTCGTAAAGCAGTATGGTAAGGTCACTACCTTCTCTTACGGCTGCGATCCAAAGGGAGTTGCGGTTGCTGGAGTTGCCGATCCTTCTAACCCCGATACCGCATTCAGCGTGTCCAAGCCTCAGAGCGATATCTACGTATACCGTATGACCATGACCAACGAAGATGGCCAGGTTGTGGAGTACACTCCCGACTTTATGCGTTACCGTTGTATGTACATGGGCGTCAAGACTGTGCCTGTCCACTGGGCCGGTTTTATCCCCGACGAGGAAGTTTTCACCGGAACTTCTTGCGAGCTGACTGACGCAGGCCAGTTCGTACTGGAAAAGGCTGAACAGTTCTTCGATGGTCCCGAGCCTATCGACCCCACTCATATCCGTGAGGGTGTCGTAGTTCGTGTAATCAATCGTCCTACTTTTACTGCTTATAAGCATAAGAACTTCAATTTCAAGGTTTTGGAAGGCATTATCAAAGACACTGCCGAAGCACCTGATATGGAAGAGGCTGATGGCTTAGATGAAGCAGGCGAGTAATCCAGCACTGGCGGTCGCTGCCTGGGCGGCCGCCCATCCCCTCCCCACAGGCACAGTACCAAGAGGAAGAGTGAAGAAAAATGAATCTACTACAATCCCCCGAGTATATGGTTTTCGACCTGATGGAGGAGTATGCCACCTATCTATACAACTACCCGAAATTCATCGTGCCAAAAGGCTCTATATATGTATTTCGGATTCGCCAATTAGATGCTGTGTGGATAAAGGTCGGAGACGGCGAAAATGCTCTAATTGATTTACCCCATATCGTTGCTCAGTAAGGAGGTAGCACAATGGCTAACGTTGAAAAAATGTATACCTATCTCAGAGGTTATCTAATCGGCGCAAATATGAAGCAGTCCATCACCGCTTTGCAGTTCGCCCGTGAACATCACAGTGGGCAGACTCGCAAAGATGGAACGCCTTATATTGTTCATCCCCTGTCAATGGCCTGCTATGCCGTGGCTCTTGGCTTGCGCGATGATAATATCATTGCTACCATCCTACTTCATGATACCGTAGAAGATTGCGGTGTGCGGCCCGAGTATCTGCCGGTAAACGATACTGTTAAGCGTGCGGTTCAGTATATGACTATCACTAAGTTCGATACTGACTTAGATAAAATTGAAACAAAATGCCGTTATTTCAATGAACTCCTTGACTGCCGGGAAGCTTTGATTTGTAAGGCTCTTGACAGATACAACAACCTAGGCGATATGCCCATATCCTTTACCAAAGATGCCATGGGTAAAAATGTCGCAGAAACAGAGGTTCTGTTGCTCCCCGTATTGAAACGGGCAAAGGAGAGATATGCTGACTTGGCGGACATTTTATTTATTCTCCGCACGAATATTAGCACTCTCAATGAGGCTATCAAAGTTCAGTGTTATGATGAATACACCCGATGGGCGTATATCTATAAGAGGGAAGATAAGAATGAACATTCTTAAAGCTCCACCTCCTCCTCCACCTCCCGCTAAAGTGGGAGTGTGGAAATGGACTCCAGAAGGTAATCGAATATGTTCTAATTGCGGAATGCTTGAACCTGACTGTCTGCCCGGTGGCTCTGTCATATGGGACGATGAGAAGCGTTATTGTTTCCGTTGCGGAACCCGTTTATTATTCCCAAAGGACACCTAAAAAGTGTCCTTTTTGATTTTTTACAAAAAATATGTTATAATATATATGTAAAGAATAAGAGATATGAATGGAGAGGATACTATGGGTAAGTACACTAAGAAGAGTAATTCTACTAAGCGCCGTCGTCGTCAAATCGCCCAGATTCAGAGAATCACAGTTTATGTCTTGATTCTCGTAATCACCATCATGATTACTTCAATTTCCCAGCGAGTCAAGTATAAAAATCAAATCAAAGAACTGAATGAACTCCACCAGGAGGGCATGATTGCTCTGCGAATTGAGCTGCGAGATGAATATGAATCTGAAATCGCTGCGATTGAGAAATATTACGAATATGGTGGCGATGTAGAACAGATTGAACTGGAAGCCGAGTGGATCGCACGGGTTATGTATGGTATGTACAAGCCTGACCACAAGGATTCTGACCTGCGCGCAATCGTCTGGTGTATTCTGAACCGTGTTGACAACAGAGCTTATCCCGGAGAAATCCAGGCTGTATGTCAGCAGGCTAAGCAGTGGATGGGTTATTCCGATGATAACCCCGTGCTGGCTAAGCTGTATGACATCGCTTTGACCGAACTAAAGAGCTGGCATAATGGCGTTCCTCGCCCCATGACCGCAGACTTCGTATATCTGACTTGGTCTTCCAAGGAGATTTTACTGCGCGACACATTTGAGGAAAACCGCAACACTAACTACTGGCGCATGAACTAAAAGAAAAGGCTCTCTGAACAAGAGAGCCTTTTTTGATTTTTCAAAAAAAATATGTTATAATATATGTATAAAGAATAAGGAAGGAATTGAAAAATATGGAAAAGATTAAGGTAGTCATTGTCGTTGATATGCAGAGGGACTTTATCGATGGCGCACTGGGTACTCCCGAAGCCCAGGCTATCGTTCCTCTGGTTGCGGAAACCATTCATCAACTTGCTGATCCCAATACCGCTATCATCTTCACCAAGGATACTCATACCGATGACTATATGAATACTCTGGAAGGTAAGAACCTGCCCGTTCCTCATTGCATCGAAGGCACCGCTGGCTATGGCATCGTCGATGAAGTCTTTGAAGCCTGGATTCATCATGCCCAGGGCGAAAATCGCTATATGTCCGGTTATGATGCATATCCCGTTTATGACGAGAACCCCATCCGCGTCAAGAAGCCTACTTTTGGCTCTGTTGAACTGCAGAATATTCTGTATGATATGAATGACCGCTTTGAAATCGAGGAAATCACTCTGATGGGCGTATGCACTGGCATCTGCGTCCTGTCCAATGCAATTCTGTGTAAGGCAACTCTGCCCGAAGTTCCTGTCAATGTCGTTGCTGACTGCTGCGCTTGCGTGACTCCTGAGTCCCACAAGACCGCCCTGGAAGCAATGAAGCTGTGCCAGATCAACATTATCTAAGGAGGATAGCCAATGATTAGAGTAGGTAATATTTCTATTCGTAGCGGTCAGTCCATGTTCCCCGATCACTCTTTGCTTATCAAGCTCAATCCAGAAGAGATGTTTGATAACAGAGGCGCCATCAAGGTGGAATGGCTTTATGAAGACGATAGCGAACTCTTCACTCTAATCTGCGTGAAGCGTCATATCGACCGCCACTTTGGCAACACCGATGTTGTTCTGGATATGCCCTACATTCCCCACGCTCGCATGGATCGAGTAAAGTCTGATTCTGACGTCTTTACTCTGAAGTATTTCTGCGAGATTATTAACTCTCTGAACTTCAAGATTGTTTGGGTGCGGGACGCCCATAGCAACGTGAGCCTGGCTCTGCTTGATCGAGTAGAGGATACTGGTGTTGAGCCTTATATTCATAAGGCTACTCTGGCTTCCAAGGCTGAAGTTCTGTTCTTCCCCGATGAGGGCGCAATGAAGCGCTACTCTGATAAGTCCCCTCTACCTTATGCTTTTGGTATGAAAAAGCGAGACTGGGCTACTGGCAAGATTTTAGGTCTAGATATTATCAATGCCGAGAACATCAAAGACAAAGATGTTCTGATTGTTGATGATATTTGCTCCAGAGGTGGCACTTTCTACCACTCCGCAAAGGCTTTGCTGGAAGCAGGTGCCAAGAGCGTAAGTCTGTATGTGACCCACCTGGAAGAAACTGTTACTCTTGGCGATCTGCCCGAGTCCGGTCTGATCAAGCATATCTATACCACTGAATCCATTTTCCCCCAGATGCTGATTGATGGTCCCTATGACGGTGCTGGCTGGGGCGGTTGGATTACTATATTTCACTAAGAAAGGAGCATACTCCAATGGATAAGTATGAAACCCTCAAAGCTGATATGACGACAGCTTTAAAAGAGGGTAATAAACTTCGTCGTCTAACTATCGCCGATATGGTAGCTTCCATTGACAAGGCTGCTACTGCCGACAAAACCCGTGTTGCAATCACTGATACACTGGTTGATGAAGTATTGACAAAGTATGTCAAGACTGTAAAAGAAATGATCGATACCTGCCCCGACGGTGAGAAGTATGCGGCCCGCAAGGCTGAATACCGCGAAAAGTTGGCTATTGTGGAGGAATATGCTCCCAAGGTCATTGACGATGTTGATGAAATCGTCAAGATGGTCAATTACTGGGGTATCTGCAATGCTGTTTCTATCACTTCTGGCAATAAGGGCGTTATCGTAAAGAATGTAATGCCTTTCTTGAAAAAGCAGGGTTGTGATATGAAGTCTGCTAAGATGGCTGTGGATAAGGCTATGGCTCAGGGCGACGTCGTTCTGGAAGCCCAGCTGAATGGAACAGGAGATAACTAAAATGGAAAGCTTTGACGAACGCATAAAACAATTGAATGAAATGATTGCGGGAGCCAAGCGTATCGTATTTTTGACCGGAGCTGGTATCTCTACCGGCTCCGGCATTCCGGACTTCCGCAGCAATAATGGCTTATACAATACCAGTGAAGAAGATGAGCCAGAATATATGTTGAGCCACACCTGCCTCAAAATGGAACCTGAGCGGTTCTTCCAGTATTTACGAAATAATATGGATTTTCGCAATGCTGAACCGAACATCGCTCATAAAAAAATCTCTGAGCTGCAGCAAGCAAGAACTGTGTCTGTGGTTACTCAGAATATTGACGGACTCCATGAAAAAGCCGGTTCAAAAGTAGTTGACACAATTCATGGCACCATGGCTGACTGGTACTGCCCTGGCTGCTTATGTGAGACATTCATTCCAGAAGATGTAATGGATGGCAACTATGATGATAAAAATGGTGTGCCGAGGTGCCCTCTATGCGGCGGCGAGTTCACTATCCGCCCCGATATCACCCTATATGGCGAAAGTTTACCGGGTCTTCAGTGGCAAATGGCAATGGCTCATGTATCTGCAGCTGACCTTATGATTATCGTTGGCACTTCTTTGGCAGTCGCTCCCGCAAATTTCTTACCTGATTGGTTCCACTCTGATAATATCGTAATAATCAATCGTGATGAGGTCGAGCGCAAAGGTTATTTCCCCGTAAAATTGCGTTTTACCGAAGATATTTGTGAGGTCTTTGAAAGGATTGAAATTCCCAATGATTAAATTTTTACTTGCCTGTCTGGCAATGGTTTGTACCATTTTTGGCTTTGCCCTAGTCGGAGCAGCAATCTGGCTTGTAGCCTCTTTTCTCGAAGCTCTATTCCTTGTCATTCCTGCTTCTGTCGGCGTAGTTATCGCCGGAATTGTAGTCATTGGCTGGATAGGCTGGATGATTTGGTTCGTATTCAAAGTTTGTTGGATTTTCGCAAAATCCTTATATGAGACGTTCTGCGAAACATTTATCAAGTAATATTGAGAGTCCCTCTGCGTTCAGAGGGACTTTTTTGATTTTTTATAAAAAATATGATATAATATATATACAAAAAGTAAGGAAGTGAAAAAAAAATGAGTTTTTACTGTTATACAGGTTTCAAAGATATCAATATCCACACTCCCGAAGAAATGACTAAAATGCATACTCGTCAGCTACTGGCTGAACTGAGAAGCACCTACACCTGGGGTTGTCAGCATTGTTGGGGGAACGAAGATTGGGATCAGTTGAACTGCTACCGTGCCCAGCTCAAGGCTGAGCTGGCGACCAGAGAACACGTCCCGAATAAGTGGGAAAGCAAAGGTCTGCGTAAGCTAAGAAAGAAGAGAGGGTATAAGTAATGGAAAAAGTTGCTTATGTGTCCGTCACATACCTCTTCACAATAGAGCCTGAATTAGTCGGTCTCGAAGATGACTGCGGTAAAGAGGAATTTGAAACCGCAGTTGAAAATTATATGGAAGCGGTTACCGATTATGTAGCACATCAGGCTGATGTATTTCCCAATGACATTGAAATTTCCGTTTGCGGATTTGAGAAAGGAATTTGATAACTATGGATAATTACAATCCTCTTCTGCTGATTGACTTCTATAAAGCTACTCACCATGAGCAGTATCCCAAGGGTCTGACCAAGATGGTTTCCTATTACACTCCCAGAATAAGTCGCCTGGATGATGTAGACCATATCACTTTCTTTGGTCTGCAGGCTTTCATTGACGAATATCTGATCAATGGTTTCAGAACTTGGTTCTTTGACCGTGATCTGGATGAAGTTCTGTATGAGTATAACCGTGTTTTGACCTATACCATGGGACCCGGTTCTTATGAGGATCGTAAGATTCGTGACCTGTGGGAGTTGGGTTATCTACCCCTGGAAATTCGTGCTGTCCCCGAGGGGTCTCGCACTAAAGTTGGTGTACCTCAGATTGAGATTTCCAATACTCATCCCAATTTCGTCTGGCTGGTAAATACCATCGAAACTCTGCTGTCCTGCTCCATGTGGCATACGCAGATTGCGGCTGAAGTCGGTTATCGTTACCGCAAGGTCGTTAATACTTGGGTTGAAAAAACCTGCGACTCTTCTGTAAGTCCTTGGAAGATGATCGGTGATTTCTCTATGCGTGGTCAGCACTCCGCTGAATCTGCTATCAAGGCTTCTGGCGCATGGCTGTTGAGCCACCATAATACTGCAACTGTTCCCGCAATCATGTGGATGGAAAAGCATTATGATTGCAACATCGAAAATGAGCCTGTCGGCTTCGGTGCTATCTCCACCGAACACTCTGTCATGTGTTCTAACTTCGCCGTTGATGGTGATGAAATTACTCACATCAAGCGCCTGCTGAGTGAAATTTATCTACACCACAGTTTCTCCATGGTTTCCGACTCTTATGACTACGAAAATCTGGTTATGAACCTGCTTCCTCAGTGCAAAAGAGAAATTATGGCTCATGATGGTACTCTTCTGGTGCGTGGCGATTCCGGTAATCCTGTCGAAATCCTGGCTGGTAAGCCCATTGACTGGCTGACTCCTTATGATGACGAAGAAGCTGAAAAGCTGTTTTCCGACAAGGAATTCACTAAGGACTGGATGTATGATTTCTGCCGTGACTGCGGTGTTGAGGAAGAAACTGTCCTGTATTTCCATTTCAATGACAAGTTCTACGCTCTGAATGTCTATCCTGACTGGACTAATGAGCGTGGCGCATGGACTGATCGTAAGTATTACTACGTTGAAGACTATGCTTTTGAGTGGGAAGAAATTCAGCCTTCTCTGGAACTGCTCGGCACCGTTTGGGCATTGGACCAGATTGTCGGTCATACTGTGAATGAAAAGGGCTATAAGGTTCTGGACCCCCATCTAAAGGCAATCTACGGCGACAGCATTCTGCCTGACTATGCCAATGAAATTTACAAGCGTCTGGCCGCCCAGGGCTACGCTGCCAATAATGTCGTTATGGGCGCTGGTTCTATGTTCATGATGGCTCTGGTTTGTGCTGACGATGAAGGTACTCTCCAGTTCGCTGGTAAGTGGAACGGTACCAATGCTGGTCCTTATACTCGTGATACTTTTGGCATTGCTGTAAAGGCTACTTATGCCGAAGACTGCGTTGGTAATGGTATCAATATCTTCAAGAAGCCTAAAGCTCTGGCTTGGAAAAAGAGCCAGAAGGGTTGCTGTGTTGTTGCTCTGGATGGTGAGTCCTATACCGACGAGCACGCATTTGAAGATACTCTGGGCGAAAAGAATCTGCTTCAGACTGTGTTCTATAATGGTAAATTGACCAATAGACAGAGTCTGGCTGAAATCCGCGAAAGACTGTGGGGTAAGTAATGAGTATTTACCATGTAAAAGGTAGTCTGCTTGATGCAGATGTTGACTATTACTGCCATCAGGTGAATTGCCAGGGTCGCATGGGCTCTGGCATCGCTAAGGCAATTAAAGATAAGTGGCCCGTAGTTTACAGCGAATATATCCAGAAGTATAATGATACTGAGGATAATATTCTGCGTAACTGCGGTGGTTTTGAACATTGTCCCGAGACCAGCGAAGTGCTTTTAGGCGATATTCAACTAGTCCAGGTGGATAAAACTCATACTGTAATCAATATGTTCGCCCAAGAGCACTATGGTTATGATGGCCGCAGATACACTTCTTATGATGGCTTCTGGAGCTGCCTCGGACATATCCGAGAATTTGTTCCAGAAGGCGCAACAATTGGCTTCCCATCCCATATTGGTTGCGGCCTGGGTGGCGGCAACTGGGAGGTCATCAAGACAATGATCGAGCAAGTCCTTGATGAGGACTATGAAGTATATATCTACTATTTGGAGGAGTAAAAATGGGTAGAGCATTTGACGCTGAACTGGAAATCCAGTATATGATTACCGAAATCAAAAAGTATTTCGTGAAGAATGGTGGTAAAACCACCAAAGCTGTTATCGGCATCTCCGGTGGCAAGGATTCTACAATTGCGGCTGCCCTGTTGTGTCGCGCTTTGGGTTCTGAGAATGTCTTCGGTGTTCTGATGCCCTGTGGCGAACAGGCTGACATCGCAGATTCTTACAAAGTCGTAGAGCATCTGCATATGCCCTATACTGTCGTCAATATTGGCTCCACCATGGATGCTTTGGTGGAAGCAATCCCCGAAGAGTATTTCGGTGGTGGCAATGATGTATTCTACACTAATACTCCTGCTCGCCTGCGCATGACTACTCTGTATGGCATCGCCGCATTGATCGGCGGTCGAGTGGTTCATACTGGCAATGCATCTGAAATGTATGTCGGCTATACTACTAAGTTTGGCGATATGGCCGGTGATTTCTCCATTTTTTACGACTTTTATGTTCGTGAAATTTTGGCTATCGGTGATGCTCTGAATCTGCCTGCTGAGCTGGTTCATAAGGCTCCTGGCGATGGCATGACCGGTAAAACCGATGAAGATAATTTCGGCTTCACTTATGAAGTCCTCGATGCTTATCTTCTGGACAATAAGACGCCTTCTTATGAAACTCTGCGACTAATTGAAGAGCGTCATGAGCGAAATGCTCATAAAATGCGTATGCTGAATATTCCCTATATTCGTGCCCGCACCAGAAAATGGGAAGGTAGTTCCAATCGACATGGAGGTTGCTTTGAAGTCCTCCATGAAGATACCCCGTTTATTGATTTCTAAGGAGGAAGTATGATTACTGAATTTGATGGAAAATACGCTTTTCTAAGTAACTTCTATTATGCCCCTTTTACCTATGATGGAATTGAATATCCTACCAACGAACACTTCTTTCAGGCAATGAAAACCCTCGACCAAGAGGAAAGAAAGAAGATTGCGGCCGCCGCAACTCCGGGTAAGGCTAAGCGAATGGGCCGTCAAGTTCAGTTGCGTGAGGATTGGGAACAGGTCAAATACACTGCTATGCGCGTTGGCGTAGGGCGGAAATTTGATACGCACCCTAAACTCGCAAGTAAGTTGATTGCTACAAATGATTGCATTCTTATTGAAGGCAACTCTTGGCATGACAATACTTGGGGTTCCTGCTTCTGTCCCAAATGTGCAGAAATTGCTGGTAAAAACTGGCTTGGTGAAATTCTTATGGAAAAGCGTAAAGAATTGATTTCCGAACTGTGATACGAGACCCCTCATTTTGAGGGGTCTTTTTGATTTTTATAAAAAAATATGATATAATATATATACAAAGTAAAGAGAGGGGAAAAGATGTGCAAGTATGCTATTTACGAGAAAAATAGATTAAAAGTCTATCGTGATGAGCGATACAGCTATGATATTGTATGTTTTTGTGACTCTCTGGAAGATGCTCAAGATATGGTCTTATCTCTAACAGAAGATTTTCTTTATAAGACTTTTTGCGAGCATTGTCAACTTTTTAGCGTAAAAGATTCAATAACACTTATGAAAATGATTCCCAAATATGGTTGGGATAAATACACAATTAAAGAGAGGGATTGATAAGAATGACAGTAAATATTGATGCCCCCATCATTGTAGCTTTTACTGACAAAATTAGGGATCGTATAGTACTTGATCCGTATGTTTATTTTACCGAAGAATTTACCGGAAAAGGTCTGGTTGCGGTCTATGGCTGTTCCAATTTGAAAGACTTTTTCAATCTTATGGAGCACCTGGTTGAGTATCCCGATGGTATGTGGTACTGGGTGCTTCATGACGGAAAATGTATCTGTTCAGGTGCCTGCGACCCCGCTGACATTGAGGGGTTTGAGGAGTACTTCGGTATCACTAGCGAACAAGCAAGAGAACTGGAAATCAAGTAAGGAGGATTATATGGTTGGAGTAATTCTGTTCCGCGCACAGCCTTTTCATAATGGTCATATGAACATGGTGAAGAAGGCTTATGAAGATTGCACCGCAAATCATTGCGACCTGCACATTTTCGTGGGTTCCGCAGACAAGTCTGGCACCAAGCGCAATCCTCTGCCCATTGATTTTCGTCTGATGCTCCTGGAAGGTGCTTTACACGAGCAATTTTCTACCGAAGATCTGAAACACATTCATGTCTATCCCTTGGATGATATGACTGATGAAAGCGACAACAGTCACGGTTGGGGCCGATACCTTTACATCAAGATGTTCGGCAAGACCAAGGATTCTGATATGACCATCTACTACAGTGACGATCCCCGCATCATGCTCGGTTGGTTCGCACAGGATGAAAGATGGTTACTTCGCTTCAAATTCCTGGACCGATATGAGGGTATCAGCGCTACTCTGGTGCGGCAGGCATTCCAGATGGAGGGTGGCGACTATGCTGTAAAACAGTTAGTTCCGTCTTTTGTCTATAACTACCGAGAAGAAATTCGGCAGTATATCCAGGAGGCCAAATGAAAGAATTTGATGAACAATTCTGGTGGCACACCTGCTTATATCGTAAATGTCCATTCTTTGATGGCTCAAAAGTTATCATGGAAGAACGAAAACTTTACTGGGCTGGCAAAGACCATCCAGAATACTATGATATAACTTACGAGGAAAAATATTTTTGTCCTGTTTTTCAGAAATACCTTTACCCAGCAAGAGATGTCTGTTTCAACGAGCGTAAAGGCCCAACCTTCTAACGCAAAAAATCTTCTTTGATTTTTATAAAAAAATATGATATAATATATATGTAAGGTAAAGGAAAGGAGAAAGCGAAATGAAACCGCTAATTAGAAAGGCGGTCAAAAAGGCATTTATCGCAATTGTGATATGTGCTATATTGTCCGCCTTACTCACAGGACTCGCCCCAATCCTGATGAATGAAGTCGCAATGGGGCAGCTAGAAAATGACAACTTCGGTTTTGTAGCGATGGAAACCGCAAGTCATGTCCAGAATATGGTCGCAAGTGGAGAAGTGCTGGTTGTTCTTATTTGCGGCGCATCCATCGCAGTAGATTTCGTAAAATATTTCAACGATAGAAAGGAAAATATTACAAATGAATAAGGTAAAGAAGTTGGTTCTGCTCGTCCTGATGCTGGTCCTGTGTTTGAGCCTGGCTGGTTGTCGAAAGCCCTATGACAAGCCTGAGTTCGCCAAGATTTCTCCCTCGCAGACCGGTTTCCTGATCCCTCTGGTTGGTGATTCCAGTTCTCAGTCCGCCTTTGCTTCTGAAGAGCTGCTGGCTGAGCACAAGGTTGCCACTAAAGAAGTCCAGATTCCTCACCGCTGGGTCCAGACGGGCCGCATGAGCTGGACTGGTGAATGGAAGCCTTCCGCAGAACTGATTGTCGTTGAGCGTAAGCCTGTATCTCGCTCTTGGGATTCCGGCGACGACACTGCTTCTTCTTCTAACCGCGCCATCTTTGGCGGTAGTTCTGATAACATCGGCATCTATGTCGGTATGAACTGTACTACCATGATCGAGGAAGCTGATGCCGTAAAGTTCCTGTATCGCTACAATAACACTCCTCTGGAGCAGATTATTGACAACGACATTAAGAAGCTGGTTGAAGACCGTTTCAACATTGAAACTTCTAAGTACACTTCTACTGAGCTGGGCGCCAACAAGGGCAAGATTATGGAAGCTGTCAAGGAATATGTAATTCCTTACTTCAAGGAATACGGCATTACCATTACTGTCCTGGGTATCAAGGAAGACATTTCCTATGAGAACCCCGAAATCCAGAGGGCAATCGATGCCAAGTTTGCGTCCGAGCAGGAACTGGTAATTCAGCAGAATAAGAATGAAGCTAATATCGCTAAGGCTGAAGCCGAAGCTGAGGCTATGATTATGTTGGCTGAGGCCCAGGCTGAAGCTAACAGATTACTGGCTGAATCTCTGACTGGTAATCTGCTCGAAAAGATGTACTACGAAAAGTGGGACGGTAAGTTGCCTACCATCTATGGTGGCGATAATACCCCCGTCATTCAGATGCCCTAAATTTAGTCCCCCGGAATAAAATCCGGGGGATTTTTTCTTTTTTGATTTTTTATAAAAAATATGTTATAATATATATAGAAAGTGAGTGATAAATATGTATGCAGTAAAAGGCTTTATATTTACAGAAAAGGATAATGTAATTCACAGAATTCCTTTGCCGAATGGCCTTCTCGCAAAAGATCATGACGAGGCCCATGAAACATTTGCGGCAATGGGAATTACGAATTATATGTTTACACTTATTCCAGTAGTAATAAAGGAGGGAGAATAATGGCTACATATGCGCTGGGCGACCTGCATGGGCATTTAGAAGTGTTTCGTAAGATTCAAGCATTTTTAAAGCCCGATGATAAGGTCTATTTTCTGGGCGATGCGTGCGACCGCGGCCTGCAGTCCTATGAATGTATCAAGGCAGTTGCGGCAGACCCTCGATTTGTTTACATTAAGGGCAACCATGAAGATATGCTCGTAAAGGCCATCAAAGATTATCTCGATGATGGTTTCATGTGGGATTATCACTCTTATTCTCTTTCTTCTCACAATGGTGGACGACCTACAATGGAAGCTTGGGAGCGGGACCCTGACCGCATGAAGTGGTATGAGTATCTGCGTGACCTGCCTACCCATGTAGAGTATACTAATGCTCTTGGAATGAGAATTCTGCTGAGTCATGCGGGTTATACTCCTTATTGGAGTGATCCTGAAGCTGACGAAGATAAAGAGCTTATCATTCCCGATGATGAGCATCTTATCTGGAACAGAGATGACTATTTCGATCCCTGGGACCCACTGAACGAGGGTGGTTATGATGACTTCCTTGTTGTTCATGGTCATACTCCTGTATGTTATATCAGTGAAGATTTGTATATCGATTGGGAGTCCGGTCCCATCTGGTATGCGGACGGCCATAAAGTGTGCATTGACACTGGTGGATTCTTTATGGGTGAGTTCTGTCTTTTGGATTTGAACACCTACCAAAGTTATTCATTTTTCAGTTAAATAGATCTTAATTGATTTTTATAAAAAAATATGATATAATATATGTGTAAGGTAAAGAAAGGAATATGAAATGGCAAAGCAGAAAGCATATAACGAACACAGCTTTTATTGTATCAGCTGTGGCAACAAGGGTATTCCTCTGATGCGCCTCAAAGGTCATCAACATGGACGGATGCATCGCAAGAAGCTCTACTGTCCGACCTGTCGTATGGAAATCAATCATGTCGAATGTAAGACAATGGAAGATGTAGAAGAATTTCGTTATAATTTTGAGAATGGGGTGTATAAGGATGAAGCGGAAACGTCTATTTGTCATGTCCGGTCCTAGTGGATGCGGCAAGAGCTCCTGGATTCAGAAGCAGATTGCGATTCACGGTGGCAACTGGATTTCCAGAGATTTGATTCGTCTTTCTCTGGTTGAAGAGAATGAAAGTTATTTCTCTCACGAAGATCAGGTTCTGCGGGAGTTTTATAAGGAAATCAACAACAAGTTGAGTTCTGACTACTTCCATTCTGATGTTTATGTTGATGCCACCCACTTGACACCTAAAGCTCGAAGAGAGCTGTTCCGCAATATCAATCTGAAGAACGCTGCTGAAGTAATTGGTGTTTCTTTTGAAATTCCTACTGATGTGGCGGTCGAAAGAAACAAGAACCGCGTCGGACGCGCGGACGTTCCTATGACTGTAATTCGTGATATGAATAAGCGTTTCATTGCTCCTTCTCTGTATGAGGGTTATGATATGATTATCCATATTAATGAATTTGGTGAAGAAAGAAAGGAAGTGAAAACCGATGGGAAGGATTTTTGTGACTTCTGATACTCATTTCGGTCATGACCGAGAGTTTCTATGGGGTCCAAGAGGTTTCTCGAATTACATGGAGCATGATAATGAAGTTATCAGACGATGGAATGAGGTTGTTGGTCCCGATGATACCGTATTCCATTTGGGTGATGTAATGCTCGGTGATAATTCTTATGGTATGGACTGTTTAGCAGAGCTAAATGGTAATATTAAGATTATCCCCGGTAATCATGACACCGCAACTCGTTTGGTACTTTATAAGAAGCTCCCTCGTGTTGAAGTTCTCGGTTTGGCTGAAATGATCAAGTATAAGAAGTATAACTTCTATTTGAGTCATCATCCTACCATTACTTCTAATCTGGAAAAGGCTCCGTATCTGCGGATGCACCTAATCAATCTGTTTGGTCATACTCATCAGCAAAACAAGTTCTATATGAGTATGCCCTATATGTTCCATGTTGGTATGGACTCCAATAATTGCACTCCGGTTCTACTAGATGATGCAATTGAAATGATGAAGAAAGAAACCGAAATTTGTATTGAAATGCTTGGCCTCCAGGAGGAGCAGAAAAATGAATGCGACACCTGCGGCCACAACCCCCAATGCTCCGCAAGTGCAGATGGAAAGCGCTGCAAGGATTACCTTGCAGATCCGCTGCTAGGAGGTTGATCATGGGACACGCAATTCAATACCGAGATTATCACTGCTCAACAAGTGAAAAAGCAATTCTAAAAGAAC